CAGCAGCCACCTTCATCTTTGCGGCATAGGCGTCCTGCAACGCGGCCTGCTGTTCCGGATTCATGGTGCTGGAATCCAGCCCCAAACTCTTCACCCAATCTTCAAACGACATAACCAGCCCTTTCGATGCTGCGGCTGCGGATGCAGCCAAATTGACTGACGTGCTCGAATCCGCACCAAGCGGCAGTATCGAGGTCTCTTTCAACACACTCTTCACAGCCAATACAAACGGCCCGGAAATCTCCTGGCCATTCACACTGACAACCTGACCCTCGGGGACTTCCACAGACTCCAGCACACGCGCCCCGATTGACGCCTGCCAAGTTTGCCCGGCTGCATCCTGCGCCAGCACAGTCTGCACCAATGGCGACACACCCGTGACCAGTCCGGCCAGTGTCAGTGTCTCGCCTGTGTTCGCGATTGTTTCCGTGATGCCCAGTGTGGCCTCAACCTCTTTGCGATGATCAATCAGAATCGGGATCTGGTTCGGTGTCTGCAACCCCTGCAAGTCCACGACAACCGGATACTCAAACCCATCGACCGGCAACAGTCCGCCGTTGTACGCCTCAATCTTAAACCGTCGCGGTTTTGCGCCGTCAGCGGCCTGCAACTGTAAACGCTGCGTGATGCTGATGTTCTTCATTTTGCGGCCCCACTATATGCCAGATCCCTAACGGCTTCTGCAGGCATGTCAGATTCTACGCCATCCGGATCTGTCACTGTGTATGACGTGACAAACTTCCCCTGCTTCAGCGTCGTTTTGGCTTTGCCCAGCTTGTAGCCCATCTGTTCGAGAGCTTGTCCTGTCTGCTGTATCGTCGCCTTAGTCTTATTTTTCGGCAACGCGACATTGTGGGTGGGTGCCGTTGCTGTGCCTCCACCTTTGCTGCCACCTGAATTGCTGCCGCCCGACGTTCCGCCACCCTTGCCGCATTCATTGCCCGGCTCAAATCCACCCGCACCCGTTCCGCAGTTTGCTGTCACTGACACACCGCCTTCTGCGTCAACCTCGCGAGCGTTCTTCAATTGCTCGAACTTTGACCGTGCCCAACTCATGCCAGCATCGCCGCCCCACAGTGCCCACGCAATTCGGCCATTACTCGGGAATCCATCTTCTCCGGGGCTGAACCCCTCCGCCTTTTTGTTGCCTTCGTGACGACTGAAAAACGAAACCATCCGGCTGACGGTCTCAGGTGACAGGCTTTTGCCGTTTGCAATGTCTCGTGCTCGTGCAATGCCTACGGGCGTGCCTCCGCGTCCGTGTTCCTTCCGCCAATCCAACCCGCGCTGTGCTTCCTCTTTCATGCCCTCTGACGGCGTCAAATCCACGTCAGACAGTGCAGCCATGATGTCACCGTCTGCAGCGTCCACCTGCTGCAATTCGTCATCCGTCACACCGCTGCCCAGTGCGTCGTCAATCAGTGCCCGAGACCTCTCCGGACTCAGCCCGATGGACTGCAAAGTCTGGTCCGCCATCACCTCGGAAATCTCGCCCGATGTCAGGCTGTCGAGAGTCTTGCGGATGCGTTTCTGGTTGTTTGTAAAGGCTCGCTGTCCGATCGTCGTGTATTCACCGGCAGCCGCAGCGGGGGCTTGCTGCGTGGCTGCCGGTGCCTGCTGTGCCACGTTCTGAAACGGGGCCAGCATCTGATCCACATTCGACTCTGCAACCAGCGGGAAGGCCGATCGTATCAGTGCTTTCGCTGATGCGGCTGGAATCACTCCGGCTGCCACCTGCCCGATGATTGCCACGATACTGCTGACCTGCGCCCCGTTCATCGCTGTGTCAGCAACTGCCGTGCTGGCTGTGGTCACAGTCGTGTCGGTCGGCATACCGGGTGCCTGCGGCGTGCCAGTCACGGGGAACGTTTGGGCAAACACAGCCTTTCGGTATGCGTCAACACTCACGCCGAAGTCAGCAGCACCACGCACAGACTCCAGATCCCAATCTTTGCCCCTGCGTGCGTGCTCTTCGGTCGGCGTTGCCAGACCGGTCCGCAATCGAATCTCAGCGGCCTGTGCACTCTCGACCTGATCCAGTTCCGGCAGCGGTGGCCAGTGCCATCGGTGTTCGATGTCCGCGATTGCAGGCAGCCCATTTAACAGCCCAGGAACAAAAACAGCAGACTCCAGAAACCACTGCCACAACCGTTCCACGATGTCCATCTGAATGCGGTTTTGCTCGACCTGCACTTCCGGTTCCCAGACGTTTTTCATGTCGCCTTTGAAGGACGAGAAATTCGCGTCTTTGCCCGTGCCTGCTGCCAGTGTGTACGGCATATTCGTACAACGGCAAAAGCTCATCAGGGCCTGCCGCTGAAACATTTCATACAACGGTCCTGGCTGCTTTGGCTCGACCTGTCCGATTTCCCAGCCTGCAGGCAACGTCGTCAACATGTTCCTCGTCAGCTCGATTTCTGCGAAGTCTGCCGGGCTGTCCGCAGGATCAATCGCGGGCGAATTGCTCTTGAGATACATGGCGAAATTCGCGGCTGTCTCAGCAGAGTACAGCGTTGCCAGTTCCTGCCGTCGCATGATTGGCAGCGTCTGCAGTGCGGGTGTCGCTCGCGGGATGCCTCTGGTTTGCCCCGGTCGCTCAGCCCGATACAGGTGGCAGACCTCACGCGCGGCGTACCACTGCCCCTGCAATGTGCTCACAGGCGTGTTCAGTCCGGGGTGATGATCATAAACGTAGAATTCCAGCTCATTCGTAGCACGATCAAACCTGATGCCGTCGTCAACAAACGGATCGACCAGTTGCGACTGCTGCCACGGTGTGGCTATCTGGTCAGACTCCAGAACCAACAGATCCAGCCCCAGCGGAAACCGGATCGAATTGCCCCGCATGATGAAGACTTCGCCATCCCGCCAGTACGCCTCAACGCACGTGCGAAGGATATCGGCCAGCTTCACCCGGTGCGACCACTGACGCCAGGCGGACTCTAAGCGGCGGTTTGCGTCGGTGTCTGCCGTCAGCACCTGTAATCGCGGGCCTGCTGCGCCGACGATATGGTTGGAGGCTGTTCGCAGGATACCGGCATACCATGAATTGTTGTCCGCCTCGTATCGGGACCGAATGCGTACAACACGCCGTACAGCCGGGCTGATTGCAGCTCGTGCCGCCAATCCATCCGCGTTCGTCCAGTGCCTGCGGTTGTCCGGCGTCGTTTGCGCCAGATCGAACTTTGCACGCACCATCTGCTGTGGTGCCTTTGCAGGCTGCTTGTGTCGTCCACGTCGGGCCATCTCAGTGACCTCCGGGCGGGACGATTTTCAGGATGGCACCACGCAACCACGCTTTCGGGGACGCAGCAGCAGACTTTGCAGCCTGATGCTTTTCGTACTCCATCAGTTCCGTGAGGCTGCGATTGCTCACGCTCACACCATCATTGCTGATGGCTGCGGGCTTGCTCACGTCGGCTGCAAGTTGTTCGGCTGGTGTGGTCATGCCCGTATAATGGCACACCACACCACGCACAGAAACAACATGCTGGCATTAGTGCCAACTACTGCATCGGCTCATTAAACTTTCCGTGACGTTCACGGACTGCAACGATACGTTCTGAAGTCGTATTGATCCGCCCGCAGGCAGGACAATGCCGCTCCCGCAAAATGAAACCCGGTGTTGTCCGGGTGTGCTGCACTCGTGTCAGCACCTCTCCGCAGTGCTGACACGGCAATCCTCCCGGCAGTTGAAAAACACGATCAGCCACGGACGCCCCCAGGTAGTGCAAAGGTCCGCCGCTGTTTGCTCCCTGTCCGCTCATTCGCCACCCCCACGCCGCAGATACTCGCGGCCACATTGCACCCCACAAAACAGTCCCACCAGTCGTTATCCCGCCCAACCAGTAGTTCCCACGCCACTCCGGTTGCGCCATCATAACTGACGGCCTTCGGCGATTCACTCGTGAAGTGCTCTGCAAGCAGCCTGTTTGCCCTCTCATCACTGCCCGGCAGCAGGACGGCAGACGGTGCCCCGATTGTTGTGATCAGCCTGCGGGCTGCGTGACTCTTCCAGATGTTCACGTCGTACTGCACATGGTGGACGCCTTCGCTTCGCTTTTCCAACCAGTACGCCCCGGTCTGGCGGTCTCTGTGTTGATCCCCCCACAGATGCACCGGCTTGCGTCCCGGTCGCGGTGCAAACCCCTTTGACGGCCTGATGCGGCTGCGGTTTGCCGATGCGGAAACCTGCGATTCAATGCGGGGCTTTTGTCCGCCGTCCGACCAGTCTTTAAGAATCAGATCCAACTCGGGGAATCGTTGCACCAACTCCCGCTCCAATTCGTTGTGGGCGTGTGCAAATGCCTCTTCCCACGACGCCCCCGGCTTTTCCTGTGATATTCGGCGGACCAAATCCGACTTGTAAAAAATCGGCCTGCCCTGATCTGGCCACGTTCCATAGTCCACAATCACGCCGCTGAAGTCTCGTTCCCATGCACAGACCATCCACCAAAGCACCTGGTCCGAACTGTCAATGAATGCGGTCACGTGGCTGGCGTTGCCGGGAATCCTGCCCCGCTCATTCTGTGACAGCCTGCTGAGGATTGCTGTTGTGTCCAGTCGCATCCCGCTGCTGTTGACTGGTGCGGTGCCCTCCTGCTGAATCTCACGCCGGAAAAATTCTGGATCCAGTGCCCTCACCGTCATCATCGACTGCAGCGCGGTCAGCTCGTCCGGCAGTTTGTCCAGTTCCCACGCAACCTGCCCGCCCGCGTCCATGTCGGCCTTGTTCTGCCGATAGAATTCCTGTGCCTGTTGCTTGCCCTCCTCGGGTGTCTGGCCTTGCCCCAGCTTCGCGGCGTACAAGTCCCACAAGTCTGACCGCTCGGGGAATTTCAGAACGCTCTTGTACCGTTGCCCGTACCAGTCCGGATGTCTCTTCCGGTCGAGGAATCTTTCCGTCAGATCCTGATGCTGCCGGACTGTGCAGACCATGATTGCCGCAATCTTCTGCCCCAGTCCTGCCAGCCCCAGAAACGTCTTCGTGATCTGCTCTTCCCGCTCTTCAGTCATCAGCGGCGACTGTGCAGACTGTGGTGTCTGCACGTCGTCAAAGATCAGCAGATCCGGACGCACAGAAACGCCGTGCCGATCCACGAATGACAGGCCGGAAACGTCGGTTGCCATCAGGCTGTACGGGGCCACATGCACCTGACACGATGGCGCGTCGTGAATGTCTGCAAAGACGATGCGTCCGCGTTCGTCCTTCGGGTGCACCGTCAGCAGTCGCCCGCCCAGGCGAAACTGCTTCTTCGGCTGCTTCCACTTCAGCAGCAGCGGTGTCAGCTCGGGGAAGTCGTCCTGCAGATGCGGACTGCTCGCCATCAGCGCGAAGAAATTCTCCCGGTGTTCGTTTGCCTTGTCATCGGTCGCACACGTCAGGACGATCAGACGTCTGTG